ACCGGTATGCCGATTACGCAACTCGTGACAGTCATGTCTGTTGACAATGACCACCCACTTGTTTTTATAGAACAAAGAGATGATTGGACGGAGAAGCTCAATGCAACCATCGAACAATACAGAGCAGAACAGGCTGAAGCCTCAGAAGATCACGCCAGTTAAATCAGATGTCAGGTACTACAATGTTGATGGGACTTTTTGTTCCACCAACATGTGCCTGGAAAAGTTTGATAGTGTGATTGCCATCGAAAAGAAAGCTCGTAACGGCGAGCTGTATAATCAATACTTTCACGTATGTAATGAGTGCGGCAGAAAGTATGAGACCTCACGTAACAAAAGTGACACGTCTAATTCTCGACGTGAAGCTGAATTGAAAGGTAAAGCATGAACGCAGATCCATTTGCACCACTGGACGAAATGTTTGGTATGGGACAAAAGAACAAGAATATCTTCTCTGGTAAATCCCTTGTTCAACAACACGACCTTTACCTAACAGGTGAGATTAAGTCAGCAGATCAATATACTGATTGGTTTGAACTTCTTCGTACTGCAGGCAAATCAGACATCATCAAGATCCATATCAACTGTTATGGCGGTGATCTGTTTACGGCTGTTCAGTTGATGCGTTGTATCACAGAGTCTAATGGAAATATCATCACTTCCGTTGAAGGCGCTTGCATGTCTGCAGCCACCATGATCTTCCTGGCATCAGAGTCTTTTGAGGTATCCGATCATTCGGCTTTCATGTTCCACAACTATTCCGGCATCACTGTCGGTAAAGGCGGAGAGATGTTTGAACAGGTCTCGTTTGAGAAGCGGTGGTTTAACAAGCTGGTAAATAACATCTATAAGGACTTTCTCACATCTGAAGAGATTACTGACATTGAGCAGGGTAAAGACCTCTGGCTTGATGGTGATGAAGTTGTTATTCGTTTGAAGAAAATGGGCAAATTCGAGGTAAAGAAACAACTCGAGCTGGATTTGGATGAAGAAGAAGATGGTGAGTGATAACATTGTCGTGTTCACGGGTGGGTTCGATCCAATCCACTCTGGACATATTGACTTGATCAATGACGCCGCTAAGATGGGACGGGTCATCATCGGCCTGAACTCAGATGAGTGGTTAGCACGTAAGAAGGGACAAGCCTTCCTGCCATGGCGGGAGCGCGAGTATATCCTACGACAGTTTAAAAACATCATGCAAGTCATTAGTTTTGATGATAGCGATGACACTGCAGTGGATGCTATCCGTAGGGTCAAGAACGCCTTCGGTTCTGCCGATAAAATCATTTTTGTCAATGGTGGTGACAGAACCTCAGGTAACGTTCCTGAGATGGAAGCTTTCGTCAACGATCCCCAGGTTGAGTTTCAGTTCTCAGTGGGCGGAGACAATAAGAAAAACTCATCTAGTTGGATTCTGGAGAAATGGAAATACCAGAAGACCTATCGTGGATGGGGTTACTGGCGAGTTCTGGATGACAAAGGAACTGTTAAGACCAAGGAACTGGTCATTGAGCCTGGTAAGTCACTGAGTGATCAACGACACCAGCATAGATCAGAACACTGGTACGTTCTTTCCGGCCGTTTACAGATGGTCTTGGAGAGAAAGGGAGGTTTCCACAAGACCGAGAATATGTCTCCCCATTCAACTTGCATCATTCGCCCTGGTGACTGGCATCAAGCCATTAACATCGGAGACGAACCGGTACACGTCATTGAGATTCAATATGGAACAAAGTGTGACGAAGATGATATTGAAAGAAGAGGTTAGTTAAATGGTAAAAGATCCAAAGAAAGATCGTCTTGGTAGAACAAACCACGATCCTTGGTTGAATAGCTTCAATATCGCCATGAAGTACATGGGAGAACGTCAGGGCACTGCGTTGGATATCGGTTGTCGTGACGGTGATTGGGCAAAGCATATGTGTAAACGTTTTGATTTTACACATGGATTTGACTATCGTCCACGATCCTCTCTCAAAGAAGTGACCGATCGGAAGAAGTTCAAATATCATCAGGTTGCCCTGGGTGAGTCTGAATACGTCGTGAAGGCTAAAGCCGGTACGATCGTAGGTGATACATACGAGGGATCTAAACCAACTAAACTCGTCAAGGTTGTGACACTGGATTCATTCAATATTGAGAACGTCGTCTTCGCCAAACTGGATGTCGAGGGATACGAGTCTAAAGTCCTGATGGGAGCCGAAGAGACTTTTCGTCGTGACAAACCAGTGATTTGTGTCGAGATCAATGATGATGAACGAGACGCGGGTTTCAAAGACGGACAAAAGGTAAAGGATATTCTTGAGTCATGGGGTTACGTCTTTCAACAAGTCGATGATATTGAGAAGTGGGATTACTTCTTTGTACATGAGGATTATCTGTAATGAAGATCGCAGTAGTAACCACGTTCAATCAGAGAATCTATGACCAGTATGCAAACCGATTCGTCGAGTCATACAACTGGGCCTTTCCAGTCAATGTCTACTCAGAGGAACCAGGAGTAAAGGAATACGTGAACTCCAGTCTAATCAGTAGTTTCGTCAAAGACAAACTGGACTATATGTATTCTTTTTATGATATTCACGATCAAGTTGAAGGATCCGCTGAGTTCGTAGAGAGAAACAAAGGCCGAGAAGCCAATGGATACAGGTTTGACGGAGTAAAGTTCTCTTACAAGGTCTTTGCTTACTCTGACTTCGTTTTGAGAAACCATGAGAAGTACGATGGAATCATTTGCATCGATGCCGACAGTGTGTTCTATGAACCAATCAACTCCAAGTGGATCAAGAAATACATCCATCGTGATGATTGTATGATGACATTCCTGGGTAGAAGTGATAAGAATCCCAAAGCCAAAGGAGCAAAGGGTTACCCATCCTATTCGGAATGTGGATTCCTGTATTTCAACTGCAACCATGATAAAACGGTTGATTACATGAAAGAGATGCAGAGAATGTATCTGAGTGATGACATCTACAAGGAACGTGAGTACCACGACAGTTGGATCTGGGACAGAGTACGTAAGCGGTTTGAGTCGGAACAGGGTGTCAAGAATCACGACATCGGTGATGACAAATGGGGTCACGTACAGGCTCGATCGGTGCTGGCCAACGTATACGACCATACCAAAGGTGACGATAAAAAGACGGGTATAAGTAAACACAGATCTGCGTTTAGAAATATAGCCAAGAGTAAATTATAATGATTAATGTTTTTATTGGATATGATAGTAAGGAAAAAGCTGCGTTCAACGTATTGTCCTATTCTATCCTGAGAAATAGTACACAGCCTGTAGCAATCACTCCCATTTACCTACCGAATATCAAAGACGATTTCGTTCGTGCTAGAAACAACTTGTCTTCCACTGAGTTTTCGTTCAGTCGTTTCATTGTGCCTCACCTAATGAACTATCAGGGATGGGCGTTGTTCATGGATTGCGATATGCTCATGAAAGCTGATATCGCAGAGTTGTGGCGCATGCGTGATGATCGATATGCCGTACAGGTGTGTCAACACGATTATCATCCCAAGTCCACGACTAAGTTCTTGAATCAAACACAGACTGCGTATCCCAAGAAGAACTGGTCCAGTTTCATGTTGATGAACTGCTCCAAGTGCACTAGGTTGACACCTGATTACGTCAACTCCGCTTCTGGTTTGGAACTTCATCAGTTCAAGTGGCTGAACAGTGATCAACAGATCGGTGGTCTTCCCCTTGAGTGGAACTGGTTGGCTGGCGAATACGACTATAAGAAAAACGTCAAAAATGTTCACTTCACCGAAGGTGGTCCTTGGTTCGATGAGTACAAGGAAACGGACTACGCCGATGAGTGGTGGATGTATTACGATGAGACAACCAAAACCGGTATGTGATGCTTTATCAAGGATGCAGTACAAAGCAATCTAATGAAAAATACAGATCCCTGCCGGCACTAATGCAATCAATTGCAAACTCCGGTAAGAGATCCATGTTTACCATGAACCCTGACCAAGTCGATCCCAAGAAAGGACCGTGCTTCGTCAGGGGATATCTGTATGGTGCTGATACTATTCTGGATCGTTGTGATGGCCATGACTACTATTTCATGGATAACGGTTATCTTGTCGATAGAAAGAGATACTCCAGGCTGACCAAGAACTGGTGGTTCGTAACGGATCTGAAAGCACCTG